GAGGGCCCCAGCGCAAGCGGCGCGTGGAGCCCTCCACCGAAACACCGACGCCGGGCGGCATTCCCGGCACCTCCAACGCTCTCGCGGGCGACATCGCGAGTAGGAGCCCCCATGTCCGGAATCCAAGACGTCAAGACCGAGATCCTCGCCGGCACCCCCGGCGGAACCCCGCCCGTCGTGCCCCCTCCGCCGCCCGCGGCGACTCCGCCCACCCCGCCGAAAGACGAGGTGACCATGTCCTCCGAGGCGCTCAAGAAGCGGCTCGACGAGGAGCGCGGCAAGGCGCGGAAGGCGTTCCTCAAGGAACACGGCTTCGACGACGAGGCGACCTTTCAGGCCTTCCAGAAGACCGCGAAGGAAGCCGCCGACGCGAAGCTCACGGCGGACGAAAAGACCGCCAAGCGCCTCAAGGAGCTCGAGGCCCGCGACGCGCGCGCTTCGGCGCTCGAGAAGCGGCTTGCGAAGGACGTCGAGAAGCGCTTCGCGGCGCTCCCCGAAGACGTGCAGGCGCGCATCATCGAAGAGGCCGGCGACGACGTCGAGCAGCGTGACGCGTTCATGCGCGTGCTCGGCTCGGTGACGCCAGCGCCAGCCACCCCCGCCGCGGGTCCGCCCGCGAAGGCAGCCCCCGCGAACAGCAGCAACGCGCCGCCAGCGCCCCCCTCCGGAGGCGCGCCAACGGCCTTCGATCAGTACACGGCGCTCGAGGCGAAGAACCCGGGACTCGCCGCGATCTTCTTCAACGCAAACGCGGTCGCGATTCAGGAATCGGCACCGCCCACCAAGTAGTCGAAGCCACCCCGGCGGAGACGTTCAGGAGAGAAATTTATGGGCAGCTCTGTCAACTCGGCGACCGCGCCGGGGTCCTTCGTCACCGCCGTCAACAACGGCCTCCGGCTCATGGAGCCGCAACCGCAGTACTTCTTCGCCCGGGCCCTCATGGCCGGCCGCCTGAACATGATGGCGATCGACGCGGGCGCGAAGACCGTCCAGCAGTTCGTCAGCATGGCCGGCGTCGGTACGAACATCAGCCCCGAGCTCGACCGGCTCGTGCGCTTCGCCGACACCTTCCCGGACATGATCCTCACGATCGACCAGGTCGGAGCGGAGGCGGGCGCCACGGTCAAGATGACCCGCCCGGTCTTCTCCGGCGGCGGCTACACGCTGGCCGATCGTCGCAAGACGCCGGACAAGCCGACCTCGACCTCGGGGCAGAGCATCAGCTCCGCCGAGGCGAGCATCATCCTCCAGGTGCTCCAGGGTCCCTACTCCACGGCGAACAGCCGCGTGGAGCCCTACGGGATCTCGGAGTTCGACGCGAAGTTCAAGAAGAGCCCGATCTCGCTCGCGTCGCAGGTCACGCAAAACCTGCAGTACGACTACACGAACCTCATGGAATACGTGGTCCGCGACCTCTTCCGGTCGACGGCCAACATCACGTACCCCGACGGGATCAGCGCGTGCTCGAGCCTCGTGGTCGGCGGGACGAACTACTTCGCGCTCGAGCAGTTCCTCCGCGCCAAGAAGAGCCTCAAGGACCGCAACATTCGGCCGTTCCCGAACGGCCGCTACGTGTGCCTCGTGCCCTCGGCCTTCAACATCCAGATGGCCCAGGATCCCGACTGGCTCAACCTCTCCCGCAACGCGGGCCCGGGCGCCGGGACGAACCTCCTCTACGGCCAGATCGCGAGCCTGCAGGATGTCGACTTCTTCGAGGTGACCACCCTGAAGCAGTACGCCGCGGGCGTCACGGTCCCGAACGACGCCACGGTGGTCGGCACCGGCGTCACCGTCGAGGAGGCGCTGATGTTCGGCCCCGCCGGCGTCGGCTGCGCCACGGGCCAGGCCCCCGAGGTGCGGTTCAGCGACGACACCGACTTTGGCGAGACCGCCAAGGTGATCTGGCGCTCCGTCCAGGGCTTCGAGACCCTCGACTCGCGCTTCATCCAGCGCGTTCTCGCCCAGTCCACCTGAGCCTGAGCTCCACACGGAAGAACAGGAAAGAAGACCATGGGAAGCTCCGCTCTGAACAAGTCGCAGGCCGTTCGCGCCAGCGCCATCCTCACCACGGGCGCCGTCGCGACCGATCGCGTCGACCTCAACAACGCCAACTCGGGCTCGGACCTGAGCGTGCAGGTCGACTTCACGCTCGGCTCGCTCACGAACGTCATCCTCAAGCCGTACGTCTCGATGGACGGCACGACCTACTACCAGCTCGCGAGCGCCGCGGCCTCGACGCTTGAGAGCGTGACGCTCACGGCCGACGACACGCGAGCGTGGCGCATGCCGGTGCCGGCGGGCTGGAAGTGGTTCCGGCTCACCGCGCAGGGGACGGGAACGGTGACGAGCTCCCTGCTCGCCCTCACCGTTCGCTACTCGCGCCGCGGCGCGCAGTGACAGCTTGAGCGCCGGGGTCGACCTCCCTCTGGCGCTCGACGGGTCCGGGCCCCCGACAAAGGCCCTCTATTGCAGGGTAGGGCAGCGGCTAGCCCACCAGGCTCATAACCTGGCTCTCGTCGGTTCGACTCCGACCTCTGCAACCGGGCTCCGTGCGTGTCCTGGGGGACGCTGCGGAGCCCCCTACGAAAGGAGGTTCTCGTGTCACTGACCACCAGCGAAATGGAGAGCCTCCGGACTCACCTCCGCTACGGGAACATGGATACCCTCGCGTATCCCTACACGCCCGACGGCTTCCTCGTGCTCTTCCGCGACGTCATCGGCCCCGCGCTCGGCGTGGACACCGAGACGAGCGCGACGACCACGATCGCCGCGGGCATCGTGGTCGTGACCCCGCTGGTCATGACCAACATCGTCGCGGGCGCCTCGCTCGTCGTCGACGTCGGCGAAGACGCCGAGATCGTCATGGTGAAGGCCGTGACGTCCACGACGTTCACCGCGCGGTTCGCGAAGGCGCACGCCTCGAGCGGCTACCCCGTCGCGGTCATGTGCGGCAAGCAGCGCGTGCGCTTCCTCCTCGCTCAAGCCGATCGCCTGTGGGCCAAGAGCCAGGGGTCGGACATCACGCAGACGGCCGGCCTCAAGCAGCTCGGCCAAGGCGAAATCGAGTGGGTCAACGGCGCGTCGGGCGTCATCGATGACGTGGGCTCGCAGTACGCCGCGATCGTGGCGGAGCTCTCGAGCGTGTGCCGCGTCCCCATCGGAGACGGTGGCACCGACGGGCAGCGCCGCGGCACGGCCGTCGAGGTCTACTGACCAATGAGCCTCGTCTCCTCCCTCCTCCCGACCGTCGACCTCGCCCGCGGGCTGCTCGACGACGTCGGGCTGCGACCCTTCCAGGTCTTCGTGCGCGTCCGGGCGTGGAGCGGCGCGCTCGTGGGCGTCGGCACGGCGACCGACACCGAGACCGAGATCACCGTCGCGGGCACGAAGCGCCCGAAGGTCGTCGAGGTGAAGTCGAAGGACGTCATCGCGTCGGGCGGCGCGATCTCCGCCACGACGTACAAGGTGGGCCCGCTCACCCCCGACTACGGCACGGGCGGCACGAACGCCGACACCATCGATCCCCCGCCTGTCGCCGGCCAAGAGGTCCTTTTCATCGTGAAGGGCCCCGGGCTTCCGACCGCGGGCGTGCTCTGCAAGCGCGTCGACGGGGACCAGTCGAGCCCCTTCCGCTGGATGCTCACCCTCGAGCGCATCGGGCAGAACGCGTGAGGTACGTCCTGCCGTTCCTGTCCTTCGCCTTCTGGCTGAAGGTCGCCTCGCTCTGGCTCCGCGTGCCCGGCGTGTGGCCCGCCCCCACGCGCTTCTTGCTCCGCCAGACGCTCGCCGCGGCCAAGGAGTGGAC